TAGTTGGGATGGTTACATTCTCTCCAGTCATTGAACGTACCTTTTGAAGAAGCCTAGCACCTACAGCTGTACCTCCCCAAATATCAATCTCATTCAATTCTTCTTCAGAGATAATACCTTTGTTCATCAGACCGTCTGCCCAGATAAGATTAGATTTGATAATCTCATCTGCATTCTCGCCTAGCATTTTCTTTTCTTGTGCAAGAGATGTCGTCTCTTCTTCAGCTGACGACTGGCCCATCTCAACAACCTGGCCTGCCAAACTTTCAAACGCTGCCTGTGAAATACCATTGTCTTTTGCCCACCCTGTAAAGAAAGTTAATAGCTGGTCGTCTTGGGGAACGCTGTCACCAAGAAACTCTGTATTGTACTTTCCACCTTCTGGGGCTTTGTGCTTGCCCTGAGAAAATTGTTTCTCAAGATTGTTATAGCTTTCAGCCATCTTCTCTAGGTCTGGGCCATCATCATCCCAAAACTTTTCAGGCATCCAGTCAGGTCGTTCATACGGCCCATCTGGTTCAGCATCTGCATCTGGTTCTAGATGCGGAATGTCACCTGGTTGTTCATTTGTTTCATGTGAAACAGGATTTTCCTGTCTGGCTTGTTCCATTAAACCCTGAGGTTCAGGTTGTTGCTGTTCCTGTTCTACAGGTTCCGCAGCCAGTGCCTCATTCGATTGGCTCATTTGCTCTCCTTATACGTTGTTGTATTTCTCTCACAATAGAGTTCTGGCCTTCTCTAGCATATCCAAAGCTAGTATCTGCACCAGGAACCCAGCAAGGTTGGTCGAGTGTTATTTGTTTCAAATGTTCTAAAACGGCCTTGCCTTCTTTTGTTCCAAAACATTTACTGTATGCATAATCAAGTTTGATTTGTGCATCTGCATCATTAAGCCTGAGGTGATGGACGTTAGCCTCTAGGCCATCCCATCCCACAGAGTTAATATCTCTAATCTTATCCGCTTGGTTCGCCACCAGCTACCTCTCCTTCTGGTGGGGCTTCCTGGACAGACGGCCCAGGAGCAGCCCCTTGTTGGCCTTGCTGCTGCATTGCTGCTTGCTGTTGCATAGCCATAACTTGTTGCATGATTGCCTGGCGTTCTTCAGGTGTCGTTCTTAGTGATGCATCTATACCCATGTTGTCTAAGATGTAATCACCTACAGCTTCAGGTTTGATAAGAGCATTGCCTGCCCCACCAAGTGCCTGTGACATCTGCAAGAAATTCAGGACGTTGCTTACCTTCTCCATATTGGATGCCATGGCAAGCGGTGACTGTGGTTCAATAACAACCTCCAGGCCGTTTACCTTCAAAGGCAAATCAATCATGCCTTCTTCATCCATTAACTCCAGTGAACGTCTAACGATTGGATACATAGTTTCTGTAATCAAACGTCCAAACGCTGCACCAAGGTTCTGTGAAAGTTCCTTCATACGCTCTACGATTTCTGTAGCTGAACGTGCAGACATATTGTCTGGCGGTAGACTTTCATCGTACAAAGTCTTCTTCACATTCATACGCAAATCGTTTGCGATAATATTTGATAGCTGTGCGTCTCCGCTTCTGGGGAGCGGTGCCAGGCTAGGCCCTCTAGGCCCACCATTGGAAGAGACACCAATGATTGCACCTGGCACTATCTGAATAGCTTGTGGGTTTAGAACCCCATCATCTACAGCAGTGAATACACCACCGATAGAGAGTGAAGCGTTTTTCAGATTTAACTCTATAACCTTGTTAAGGGTTTTAATATCTGGAAGAGCGTAGAGACATGGCCCTCTGCCATAAATCTCACCTGGTGCTACCATGAACCTACTAATAACCCATGGGCTAGATTTCAGTTCCCTGTGCAAAATCTTATGGTCACCCTCCATTGTCATAAGGCAGTAATCAAATTTACCTTTGTCATTTGGATAGGTGGCTTCCAGCAGTTCGATGTATTCCATAGGTTTCTCTGCATACTTTTGCAGAACCTCCTCTGGAAACTCTACTCCTGGGAATTCTTTTTCAACAACCTCAAACGGTCTTTTGAATTTTCTAAATACATAGTTAGGCTTTCCGTCAGGGCCTTCATCAAATGTAATCTGGTACATTGGTATGGCTGTGTAACGGATTGGGGAAAGTTCATCTCCCTTTTGAATAAGCATAACAGCCGTGCCGACTGCTAGGTCTAGCAAAAACTCTCCAATCGCCAAGTCAAAACCTGACTGACGCATGACACTAAAAAGTTTTTGATTGTACAAATCCAGCACTTGCTGTGCTTGCACACCACGTTCTGGTGGAACGTCTGAACCTGGCTTTAGTCGGCACCACTGTTGTTGGGGAGGAAATAAAGCGGATTGTATTCTGTTTGCAAATCGTGCGGTGCTATGGATAGCAGTGCTATCAAACACACGTTTCATTTTGTTTTGACCAGGGGTGTCCTGTTCGTAATAGCCATCGTAAAGATTACGCATTGGCAAGCAATACTCATACGCTTCTTCGTATATTGCTCTCCATTGTTCTTTACGAGTTTGGCAGTTGCCGTATCGTCTCTTTAGTGTTTTTACATCTTGCTCTGCCATTATGCCTTTCCTGTTTTTTTATGGCGGTTGGCAAAGTTCCTAGCGGCTTCTACACTACCAAAACCCCATGCTTTTAATGCTAATGCTTTGCGAGTTGGCCTGCCCTTGTCATCCTTCATTGGGCCTTTCATCCCAGCAAAACGAGCAGCAAAACTAACACGCCTGCTATCAGTACCAGTCTTTTGTGGTTTTTTGAGATTGGCACCTTCAGTGCGTTTAAAGTGTTTTCTTCCAGCCTCATTAAGACCGCCTTCTGGGTTTTGAAAGCGTTTAGCAACCATCGGTTAAGCCTTCTTCGGTTTACCATATTTCTTAGCCATCGCCTTCTTTAGGCTGCTGTTCTTTTTGTCCGTTGGCTTCTTCATTGCTTTTGCCTTCGGCTTCATCTTTCCGTACATCGGCATCCTCCTCTCCTGGTTTATACTTACGATGCTTTGGGTTTCTCACCCATTTTCTTTCTCGCAACATTAGCCAATCCTTGGATTACGAACCCCACCTAGTGTGTTGTTTAATGCCGTCTGAACATTGCCTTGTTGCTGGTTTGTAACATCAGAACGCCTTGCTTGTGACATCAGCCCACCAGCTGAACGTCCTCGCCTAGACTTTTTCCTGGATGCTACTTTCTTACGCTCAGTCTTCTCCTGTTGCTCCAGAGCCTCTTCCCTACGTTCAATTTCAGGGTCGACTTTTGGAGGTGGTGGAGGACTGGGTTTTGAAAATATACCGCCCATTAAAATAACCTCGCCATCATATAATAATCATCTCCTTGAGGCCCATACTTTTGCAGTACGCCCTCATGTTTAAAGTAACATACTTCTGCCCACTTTACAGCTAGGACATTGCGAGAACATACAGTGATTTGTAGCCGTTTCATATCTAGTTTGTTCGCAGCGTACTCAAAAAACAGTTTAGATGCACGATGCATACGAAATGCTTTTTTAGAAACATCACCGCTTGGTATTAGCCAGGCTTCGTAAACGCCATCCCATAATTTATACAAACCAAACATAGCGTATATTTTATCTTGCATGGCTGTGAAGCTGTAACCTTTTGTAGCAAATTGTGTTAGATACTGTGTGTAGTTCACAAAAAGTTCACGATTTTTCATATCAAACTCATTGAGTTCAATCATCTTCAAGTGCATGGGATGCCAGTCAACAATACGTTGCTCAGGCCAGTTCAGCTTCATCTCTTGTGTAAGTTCTTCAGGAGAAAACATCGAAATCCAACACCTTTATCTTCTGTTGCATATTTGCAACACCTCCTTTTCTAGTAACCATTTCTTTGTGTTCACCACCGCCAAGCAAGCAATAACCAGCCGCATCACCAACGTGCGAGTGTTCATTTTTATTTGGTGTGCTTCTAAATCGTTCTTGGCCTGCACCCATGCTTACACGTTTGAAATGATATCCCCCAGCAAGTGACTTACGCAGTCTCTCGCATTTTTTGTCTATCAAAAATCCTGGCTTACCCTCAATCAATCTTTGCATGGGTATTGCCATCGCCTCACGCCTAACTTTGAAATCATTGGTAGCGCATGGTCTTGCATGGATATCCATGGTACGCATATGGTCAAACGCTGTTGTTTCATAGATTTGGTCACGCTGTTGTCCAGCTGGGTCGCCCCATACCATGAATTGATACTTGGGAAAGTAGATGCCCATTTCTTCTTTGAGCATATTTACAAACCTGTTTAGGCCCATATCGAATGTGACTAGTTCATGCAGAACGTGCCATGAGCCGTTCTTCATCCGCTGGGCAAAGATAGCAGCTGGTGTCAAACCAAAGTCGATACCAACCTGAACAGGGATACCTGGTTCAGGTTCCAAATCTTTTGCCATTGTTGTGTCATCGTACTCAGGCCAGATAGGCATTCCTTCTTGGACGTATGTATAATCGCCTTGAGCGTAGCATTTAATCCAATCAAGTTGCTTACCACCAAGCAGCTGCTCGTAGTATCCTGTTGGCAAATTTTTTAGATTTTCGGCTTTTGGGTTTGTTCGCCACCATTTGCCTGAGGCTTGTATAAAACCATTAGCCTCAGGCATATCCTCTGGCACATCAGTGACAGGGATATCCAGTACGCCTGGCGGCTGCTTAAAAAACTCCCAGGCATATTTACCCTTGGGCCTATCCTTGCCCTCAGCCAGGTTAAAATACCAATGGTCTGTATCACAGGGGTTACTGTCCAGGATAACGCCATGCCAGGTTGGCCCACCATCATTCTGGGTAGGATAACGTCCAACACGGTGTGTAAGGCCGTCTATGACCGCCTTAGGCAGTTCTCGACATTCATTGACCCATGCCCCTGTCAATTCCAATGAAAGCAGCTTACGAACGTCCTTTGGGTCATCTAGGGCTAAGAATATAACCTCCATATCTATTCCAGCAGCATCGCCCTTGCTGGGCAGCTTGATGTGGTGAGTGATGGGC